AGCTGGTAACCAGTTGCATATTGAAGAAGTAATCAACAAGAAATCTAATCTCGTTCGTTGTCGAAACAATACTCTTTGTCCTGAGTTTGATATTGTCAATACCGCTAGTGTACAGCTCGATGGAGGTACTGACGGACTACCTGTTACCAATGACCAAATCATTGAAGCGTGGCAAGAAAATTACAGCGACCCGGAAGAAATCGATATTGATATTATGGTTAACGGTGGTTACACTCACCATACTGTGCAACATGCAATGAACGAAATTGCGCTAGCCCGTAATGACTGTATAGCAATTCTTGATATGCCTAGCGACATGCAAGAAGTTGCCGATGCAATCAACTACAAGAAAAACATCCTTAATATGTCTAGCCATGCGTGTGCTATCTATTCAAGTGATGTGTTGGTATATGACTCTGCTAATGACTTAGAAATCTATGTGCCGCCTTCAGGTTACGTAGCTGCCGCATTTGCAAAAGCAGATAATGACCGTGCTTTATGGTTTGCTCCTGCAGGTATCGAACTAGGCTCTTTAAGTGTTTTAGGTATGCGAGTCCACTATGACCAAGGCGCACGTAACGCACTAGACCAGGCGCAAATCAATCCGATTCGCAAAATGCCTCGAGGTCAAGGTAACGTTATCTGGGGTCAGTCTACTACTCAAACACAGGCTACGTCTTTCCAATACGTTAACGTTGTTAGACTAGTCAAGCACGTACTTAAAACAATGGTACGCAGTAGTAAGATTGGAGTATTCCGTCCGAATGACCAGTTATTGCGTGACAGAATGAAAGCTATTGCTGATAGCACTCTAGAGCCTATCCGTAGAGGTCAAGGTGTTTACGAGTTTACAAATATCTGTGATTCGCGTAACAACACCAACGACACTATTGCTAACGGTGATGTGATTCTGGACATGTATATGGATCCTGTTATTGCAGCCAAGCGTATTCACGTTGTCTTTAATGTAAACCCTACTGGCTCTACAGCCACAGACGCGTAAGGTAAAATATTATGGGTATGGAATCAAAACTAGAGAAACTAATTAACACTCTTGAAAAACTATCAGATGTTAAAAACGTTTCCGAAGATACACCGATAGTTATGAGGCATACTGACGTACACACCAATCGTACTATTGCGATTGTTTGCAGCCAGGGAGAACCTATTAATATGGTTCTCCCTTTAAACGTTGTATGGATATGTTATCGAGCAGATAGCCCTTTGTACAAACAAGCATTACGTCGAGTATCTAAATCACCAGGTTCTTTCGGTTCGGAAGGTATTACTCAAGATTGGGAAGTTCTTTACTTCTATGAGGATATTCTTGAAGACCAAACTTATGACCCTTCTGATCTGGCACTGGTAGGTGTTACACCAGTACCTTACGCTAGTGTAGAAGGCCCAGGTAAAGCACGAATCAGTGTTGACCCTACAGACCCTAACCAGCCTGTGTTCATTGTGTCTGATGACCCCCGAATGAGCGATAACCGAGTACCTAAGTCACACACGCACGTAGAGAAACCTGCTACTATGTTAGCACACTCGGCAGGTCACGGTAATATTCTAAATAGTATTGCACAGGTTAGCGCTGCTTTGATGTTTACTCCTTCAGGTGACCTTGAATGGCGTAAAATTACACCAGATGATATTGCATAAAGGAGCATCCTATGGCTACTGAGCAAGCACAAAAACTTCGTGACTTTGTTCACGATATTAGAGATTACGCAGATATTGAGAGCCACACTCAACCTGTTATTGTACGCCGAACAAATCCTGTTATTGCTAAAACCACTACTGTAGTTGCTGCAAAAACAGAGCCGCACGATTTAACGTTACCTCTTAACGTTCTTTGGGTCCAATTTGATTCGTCTAAGTCAGATTACCTGACAGTATACCGAAGAGAGTCAAAAGCTACTCCTCAAAGTGGCAATACTGTACATACGTGGGTTGAAATTACTCAGTACGTTGACCTTTGGGAAGACCAATTTTGGGATTCTGGTGACGATATTCTTCCTAGCACTCCTGATTCTTCTACGGACGCACTCGGTATGGTTACGCTTACTGTTACTCCTACAAATCCAGGTGACCCTGTAGCTATCGGTGAAGGTGACCCTACTTTATCAGATGCGCGTGATCCTCTTCCGCATGATGAAATGCATGATGAAGTTCCTGCTACACGTTTAGCGACTACAGGTAGAGCAGTAGTTATCGAGTACGGTACTTCTGATGAAGGTAATACCTTGCTCACTGACCACCTAGGGGATGCCAGTTGGGGAGACTTGACTTCTAATCACGTTTATCCTTCTGTTACTGAACCTGACCGAGATAACGGACTTCACCAAGATGCAATGAACAGCCTGACTTTGGTCTCTGCTGATATTGTTTTGGTATAGGAGCTAATATGTCTACAGTTACACGATACGGTGTACCTCATGAGGATATTATTCCTCTGAATACCCGAAAACGAATTCTTATGCCGATTTGGGCAGAAAATAATAACAACGAGATAGTCTTTGCAGGCTGGTTTGTACCTAAAGAGGTGATGGTAGTTACTGCTAATGCAACTCTTGAACCAGGGCCTATCAAGAACTATCCTTTGCCGACTTTGCCTTCGCATACTGCATCTGAATACTTTGATGTAGTTTTTGACACTCCCGGACTTGTAGAGCTACGCTGTATATTTACAGACGATGTGGTTACCGCAGACGTTGTCCAATCTTTTCAAGTAGGGGAAGAATAATGGACCAACAGTTAATAGACTTTATTGAAAATTACCTTGCACTTGCAGGGTATCGTAACATTGAGCCTACAAATCCTATCCAGTTTACGGTACAACCTGAACGAAGCAACCCTAACAAAACATTTATTGTTGTAGTATCTTATCTAGAGCCTACTTTTAGTCAGTTGCCTTATAACGTTCTTTGGATCCCTGCTGATAGTGATCATCCTGCTTACAAGAAAGTTTTAAAACGTATTAGCCACAGCGACAGCGGCTTTTATGATAATTCTTGGGAAGAGTTGACCGCTTACGCAGACTTATGGGTAGAAGCGCAGTATTATACTCCAGTTGTTGAAGACCCTAGACTTTATGGTATATCTACTAACTCAGAACCTACTGGACCTGCCACTGTATCTGAACACGGACTCGGATTGCTTAGTGGTCCTGAACCTGAGGCACGTGTTGTTTCTATTGAAGACCCTAGAAACTCTAATCCACGTTATCCTGTATTCCATACGCACCCAGATAAGCCGCGTACCAAAATAAAAATTAATGCCAATGAATACGCATTGGTTTCTAATAGTGCGCCTCCTCAACAAGGAATGATGCTGTTTCTTATAGGACAAAGCGAAGACAATTCTAATGAATGGATTGCTATTTGGCGTTTCCCTACACAGGACGATTTGGTGGAAGTAGATACTTCTCTTATTGCTATTCAGATCAACGGACCTACGTCTATACCTGAACAATCATCTGTACAAATGACCGTTACTGCTTTCTACGCAGACGGCAGAACAAGTATTGTTACACCTAATACATTTACCACTTCTAACAATACTGTTTCAAGTATCAATACTGCAGGCAACTTTGTTACCAACAACGTTACTTCTAATACTCAGGTTGTTCTTAATGCAAGCTATACCGAAGATGGTGTTACTGCAACAGATAACCACAGTATTGAAATCCAGGCAGGTCTGGAGATAACTAGACTTGAAATAGTCGGTGACAACTTGGTAGATGAAAACACTGACTCTCAGTATATCATTAGAGCTACCTTTAGTGATAACTCTACTCAAGATGTTGTAGCAGACGCGATTAGCCTAGATTCTACTGCTCACGCAACTATCACCGGTGCAGCATTGCTAAGTGCCAAAGAGGTTAACGGCGGCGATAAGCCTGTTGTTATTTCTGCTACCTATACTTACGATGGTACTGAGGTTTCAGCAACCAAAACCGTTACAGTAGTAGATACAGATCCTCTTATTCAGTCTCTTGAAATAGTTGGACCAACGTCAGTCGCAGAAGGTGAAAGCGCTACGTATACTGTAAGGCTTGTGCGCGATGACGGCAGTGAAGAACATCCGTTTACCCCAGATACCTTTACGCAACTGTCTAACGCTTATAGTACTCTTAATGGCTACGAGCTTACTGCTAACTCAATCAATCAAGACCGTACTGTTAGGCTACAAGCAGAGTTTACCGAATACGGCAAGACTAT